TTTGGTGGTGGTGTTCCTGTTGTGCCTACGTATATAGAAGATGTCATGAGTACGTGGCTCTATACGGGCACAGGTGCTGCACAGACTATTACCAATGGCATTGACTTGTCTACTAAAGGTGGGCTTACTTGGATTAAAAGACGTAATGGCGCAAATAATAATGTTTTATTTGATACATCTAGAGGCGCAGGAAATGTCATTGCTTCCGATAGCACAACAGCGCAATTTAGCGACTCTGTTTCATTAACAGCTTTTAACACTACTGGTTTTGCTCTTGGTGATGACAGTGCAAATGGAAACGTAAACTTTAGTGGCTCTACTTACGTCTCATGGACATTCCGAGAGCAACCAAAGTTCTTTGATGTTGTGACTTGGACTTCAACGAATAATGCAAACGCTAGGATTTCACATAATCTTGGGTCTGTTCCGGGTTGCTACATAATTAAAAGAACTGATAGTGCTGGCACTTGGTTTGCCTACCATGCGTCACTTGGGCGCAGTGCTTATGTGAGATTAAACACTGTAGATGGGTCATCAACAAATACAAATTGCTGGGGAACAACTGACCCAACAACAACAGACTTTGGCGTTAACGAAACTTTCTTTACACCCGGCTCAGGCAATTACGTAGCTTACCTATTCGCCCACAACGCAGGAGGCTTTGGCCTAACTGGTACAGACAATGTGATTTCGTGTGGGTCTTATGCTGGAACAGGCTCTCCAGTTACTGTAACTTTAGGGTATGAGCCACAATGGATACTTATAAAAGAATCTTCTCTTTCAGGTAATAACTGGGTATTAATTGACAATATGCGTGGGATGCCTGTTGGTTCAAATGATGCGGCACTATTTCCAAATTTGTCGTCAGCAGAATCAACTGGAGATTATTTATCTCCTACCGCAACAGGTTTTATTGTAAATGGAACTTTACCATCGGTTAATGATGCAGGCTCAACTTACATCTACATAGCCATTCGCAGAGGCCCGATGAAAGTGCCTACGAGTGGGACTAGTGTGTTTAGTGCTAAAACCATGACTGCAACACGGGCTGATTTATCAATTACAGGAGTTGGATTTTCACCTGATATGGTAATCAATGGTGTTCGTAGCGTTGATAATTATGGTCAGCAAATAGCTGATAGGTTGCGTGGTGTTACCCAGAATTTGTTTACTGAATATAATTTCACAGAATACACCTATAACCTTACAGCTTTAAAATCTTTAGACATGGATGGCATTTCTATTGGTGCAGATACTGGTGCTAGAGGTTGGAATTTTACAACAGGGGACACATCAGTAAAATGGATGTTTAAACGTGCGCCATCTGTGTTCGACATCGTTTGTTACACAGGAACAGGTGCTAATAGAACTTTATCCCATAACTTAGGCGTTGCACCTGAGTTGATACTAATTAAAAGTAGAAGCTCTGGATTTGATGCCACTTACAATTGGTGGGTTTACTCAGCAACATTAGGGGCAACATCAAGTTTGTCATTAAATACAACAGGTGCTGTAAATACAGGATTTTCAACTTTTTTAAATAGTACAAGCCCAACAAGTTCTGTTTTTTCATTGGGTACATACAATGGTGTTAATGCAAGTGGAGCTACTTTTCTTACATATCTGTTTGCTACAGCGGCAGGGGTTTCTAAAGTTGGTTCATATACAGGGACAGGCGCACTTTTAACAGTTGATTGCGGATTTACATCAGGCGCAAGATTCATTCTAATTAAGCGCACAGATTCAACTGGCGATTGGTTTACATACGATTCAACTCGTGGAATCACATCAGGCAATGACCCATATATGCGTTTAAATAGTGCAGCCGTTGAGGTAACAGGGACTAACTATGTTGACACCGACAGCACAGGTTTTAAGGTCACAGCAGCCGCACCCGCAGGGTTAAATGCTAGTGGTGGAACATATATCTTCTTGGCATTCGCATAAGGAATTAAAATGCAAATCAGAATTAAAGAATCAGGCGCAGTCATGTACGAAAGTGAATTTCGTGCATACAAAAAAGCCAATGGTGGCCCATCATGGGAAACAACAACAACCGAAGTCTTAGAGGCTTTGGGTGCTGATGTAGTCTTTGAAGGCGCACAAGCATCTGGTGGTACTGTTTACCAATACTCTCAAGCCTCTGGTGTTGAGCAGATTGATGGCAAGTGGTACACCAAATATATCCTTGGACCCGTCTTTGTAAACGGTGAGACAACGGCTATTGAACAAGAGTCTGCTTACAAAGCCCAAAAAGATTCAGAGCAAGCAAAATTAATACGTCAACAACGTAATGACAAGCTTAAAGAATCCGACTGGACTCAGGTAGAAGACGCACCTATTAACAAAACATTATGGGCAACTTATAGGCAATCTCTTCGTGACATAACAAGTCAAGAAGGTTTTCCTTGGAACATAACATGGCCAATAGAACCTTAAGGACTTTAAATGAATGAAGATGTAACCCATAATCAAATCTACGAACGACTCCTAGCAGTAGAAGTTAAAGTAGATAAATTAGATGAAAGCACTAATGAAGTAGTTAAAGCTTTTAATGCTGCTCAAGGTGCTTTTATGGTGCTTGAGTGGCTTGCCAGAGCAGTTAAACCAATTATTATTGTTGGCGCTTTCTTTGGTGCTATCTGGTTAGTAATAGAAAATAAATTACATAAGTAATGTTTATTTCTGCTATTAGCCTTATTATAGCACTTAATCTTCCTATTAAAGAAGAATACAGATGTACTAGATGGTCTTGGTCAGGTGACGTATACAATCGAAAAGTTGTTTGTTTAGAATGGAAAAGGAAAAATAAAAAATGATTGATCCTCTAACAGCCCTAGCGGGTATACAGTCAGCAATTAGTATGGTCAAGAAAGCTAGTAAAGTAGCTAATGACTTAGGCTCTCTGGCACCAATGATTGCAAAGATGTTTGATGCCAAGAGTGTAGCTACAAAAGCTATGCTTCAAGCTAAACAATCTAATAAGGGTTCCAACATGGGAACTGCATTACAGATTGAAATGGCACTTGACCAAGCCAAGGCTTTTGAAGAAGAACTTAAGATGCTCTTTATGCAAACAGGTAAGATTGATGTTTGGAATAAAATTAAAGCTAGACAGGCAGAGATGGACTTAGCTGATGCTAAAGAAATAAGTGCTTTAAAGAGAGCAGAAAAGAAAGCTAAAGAAAAAGAACAAGAAATGAATGAGCTAGCCATAATTATTGGTGGTGTATTTTTTGTTTTATTCTTAGTGTTTGTTGGTGTTAACGAATTAGTAAACTTCTGTGCAACTACACACAGGTGTGGAAGATGAATGAGTATCAGAAGACATTTGATTTATGCTTAAAGATATTTGTGTATGGTGTTGTAGCCTTATACTTTTTAGGTTTTCTTAAATTTCTTCCCGATGATCTTTCTAATAAGATTGTTGCTTTATTATTAAGTAAGATAGGATTATAGTATATGTTAGATATTTTAAGTGGTGGTATTCTGGGATCAGTGTTTGGAGGTTTATTCCGACTAGCCCCTGAGGTACTCAAGTGGTTAGACAAAAAGAATGAACGTTCACATGAGCTGAATATGTTTCAATTCCAGTGTCAACTAGAAGCTCAGAGAGGTCAACAAAGATTATCTGAGATTGGTGCTCAACGTGAAGCCGCTATTGATGTTGGTGTCATGGATGCCTTTCAATCTGCTATTGAACAACAAACAGAAATGGTTAAAGCAGCTGGTGGTGGATGGGTAGCCGCATTATCAGCTTCGGTACGACCTGTAGTAACATACTGGATATTAATCCTATGGTCATTTGTGCATATTTGGTTAGCTTATAACTCATGGTATAGTGGTATGCCTCCAGTAGAAGTATTCAAGGTAATGATGTCAGCAGACTTTGCAGCTCTTGTTTCTGGTACTCTTAACTACTGGTTCCTTGACAGAACACTCAGCAAGCGTGGACTATGAACTTAACTATAGCCGCAGACTTGTGTAAACATTTTGAAGGCTTTAGTTCTAAGCCTTATTTATGTCCTGCTAATGTAGCCACTATAGGCTACGGCAGTACATACTATGCTGACGGTAAAAAAGTAACGCTTCAGGATCCTCCTATGAGTGAACCTGAGGCTTACAAGTTATTACTTGCAGAATTACATCATACTTATTTGCCCGGAACACTTAAGTATTGTCCTGTGTTAGCCACAGATGAAAAAAAATTAAATGCCATTGTTGACTTCTGCTATAATTTAGGTGTAGGTAGACTGCAGACAAGTACATTAAGACGAAAGATTAATGAACAAGACTGGGAAGCCGCTAAAGAAGAGCTAATGAAATGGAATAAAGGTGGAGGAAAAGTGCTGTCTGGTCTTAACAAAAGACGCAAGGCTGAATGTGCTTTACTTGGTACCTAATAGTAATAAAAAGGAATAATGTTGAAACGTAGTATCAAACAGCGTAATGAAAAGTTTGTTCGTGAAGAAAAGGCTTTTCATATTTACCCCAAGACATTTAATCAAAGATTATTGTTAGAAGCAATCGATGAGTTTCCTATTACGGTTACTCTAGGTGCTGCTGGTGTAGGTAAAACTTATTGTGCTGCAAGTAAGATTGCACAACTATATCTAACAGGAAAATATAACAACATTATTCTTACCCGTAGTAATGTACCTACAGGTAGATCATTAGGATTTTTTCCTGGTGACATCAATGAAAAATTAACCCCATGGCTATTGCCTCTTATTACTGTACTAGAGAAACAACTAGGCAAAACTAAATATGAGTACATTAAAGCTAAGGGAGTATTACAACTACAACCACTTGAAACTATCCGTGGTAGATCATACGAGAACTCTTTAGTGTTAGTTGACGAATGTCAGAATCTAACTATTGATGAGCTTAAAGCTATAACAACACGACTAGGTGAAAACTCTAAGATGGTTCTTATGGGTGACTCATCTCAATCAGACATTGATAACGGGTCTAACATTATTCGCTTCTGTAATATATGTGAAAAACATAATATTGAAATACCTATTATTAGGTTTACAGTAGATGATATTGTCAGATCAGATATCGTTGGCCAATTGGTTAGAGCTTTTATTAAAGAAAAAATTTAATGTTAGTACAATTAACGTTATCCTAAAGGAGAATACCATATGGCAACACCAATTACAGACCTAGGCAAGGGGGGTCTTAACACAGACTTATCACCCTTGATTGTTCCTCCTAACGTTTTCTCAGATGTAC